AACAACAGTTCATGACTAAACCTAAGATTAGGAACCTTCCTGGCCCCGAAAAAGAACGGCGATGGAAGCAACATCTAATGTCTGATGGTGGTCTCACAATTAATCGAAATAAACAACGCATCTCTGGACGCGGTGGTTATTATCAAGATAAATACAATGAGATGAAGTCTTGGGCCAACAGTCAACTCAGCAAGATCCCAAAGGGCACTTTTAGCAAGATGGGTGGAGCCTTAGCCGGCGCTCCCGGCATGGCTGCTGGCGAAATCATCGCTCAGCTAACCGGACACGGTGATTATCAAATTGCCAAAAATTCCCTCATCGATGATGGCGGCGTACTCAAACCCGCTCAAATGTCTTTTGCCCCCACCGGCGCTGCATCCATTCGGATCAGAAAAAGAGAATTCATCGATGATCTTGTCGCACCCGAAGACCCTACCGCATTTTCGCAAACTCAGTTCAGGCTACAGCCCACTGATGGTAAGACTTTCCCATGGCTCTCTGCCGTTGCAGAGCATTTCACTGAATGGGAGCTGCATGGTGCAATTTTGACCTACGAGACCACTTCTAGCAATTTTGCTCAGGATATGGCTCTCGGAACTGTGTCGATTGCTACCCAGTACAATGCTAACGAATTGCCTTATAGTAATATGAGGGAAATCCTTCAAGCAGCTTACCACAGCAGGGGCAACCCGTCTGAAAGTATCATGCATGGTATCGAGTGCGATCCCACTCTCCAAGCCAGTGAACATCTGTTCACCCGCCGCTTTGGAACGTCCGGCCCACCCAATCTCTACGACCATGGTGTTGTCACCGTCGCCACCGATGGCTTACCAGCTAAGCCTGGGACTGTCATCGGCCGTCTTTTCATCACCTACGACGTCGAGCTCAACTTGCCATGTCTGCCAGGAGGCAACAATTTCGATGGTATGTGTTGCACATTATACAACGCCACCCCATCGTCTACAAAACCCCCTATTGGCGACCCACTCTCGATCGTTTCAGCAGGCGTCGGGCTCACTTTTGGCACTGCCGCCGGCAATAACGTCATGGCTTTGCTTCCTTCCAATGGACCGTGGGCCCGTCCTAACTTGCCACCTGAATCTCTCACTGCTTTGGTCGCGTGGATTTCAGACTCAAATTCATCTCCAGGGTTGCAGTATCTATCTTTTGCTAACGCTGGTACATACCTTATTGAGATCTATTTCCTCGCTGCCGTTGGTGACAACCCAGGCGATTTCATGACTGTTGAACCCCTAACCACCGACGTTGATGTGGGATATTATACCACATTCTTTGACGCTTCACCTTTTCCAAACACTTGCCAATCATATGGTCGTGTCACCGTGGAATGCCAGAGCGCTGATCAGTCCATCTCTTTGCTCCGGCAAAATGCTGCCAACGTCGCCTCGTGGACGGTTATTACTGTCTGCGGTTAAAATTTCTTCCGAAACTATTTCCCTTACTAGTTCTGATGTCCGTTTCCGATTCCTTGCTT